TTTCATATCTTCAGATACCAGAGCATCACCGATTGCTTTTCCAACCTGAGCACCGATTCCAACGGCTGCCACTGCTGCTACAAGCGTTGTTGCTATCGTAGCCGCTGTTGCCGCAGCTCCTGCAGATGCCAGTCCGGACAAACTGCCTGTCATAAGTCCCGGCACTTGCGAAAATGCTGTTGTAATGCCATTTCCAATCGCATTAGCAATTCCACCCACAGTAGCTGTTTCAGCTCCAACGGCCGTTGCTATCTTAGTCATGATCTTTCCAGCCAAAGGCTTCATATAATTCGCCCCAAAATCCTTGATCTTCCCTATACTCAGTTCAATTGCTCCTTTGATTTTACCGCCAAGATCTACGATTGCCTCTCCTGCAGATGTCATTCCAGATCCTATCTTGCTAAGGATATTCTTTGCGATTGGTATAAATTTTTCCGTGGTAAATTCGCCAATTTTCTCAACCGCTGTTCCAATTGCTCCTTTGATTTTACCACCAAGGACTGTAAGTGCTGTTTCATCTTTTTCCAAGGATGTCCCCATTACTTCAAGGATTTTGGTTGCCGCATTTTCAAAGGTCTTCGTGGTAAGCGTAGACAATTTGATGAATCCTAATGCCGTAATGATTGCAGTTTCAACCGGCGACTGTGCAAATGCCCCTTGAATCGCTTCTGCGATCGCTCCCAGTATTTTTAATGCAAGATCACCAAAATCCCAAGCGATCCCGGCAAAATCAATAGATCCAATAGCAGTTGCTATTGCCTGCCCAACCTGATTCCATTTAACAGTGATCAACGCTGTACTGATTGACGTTGTAATACCTTTAATTCCATCCGATATCGTCTTACCTAATTCCTGCCAGCCATTCAAACCGGTATCTTTATTGACCTGTCCCATCTTATCAAAGAAATCATTGATCCCCTGTCCGACTGCATCTCCCAGCCCCTGAAAATCGAATGTAGTCACAAAGCCAAAAGCCGTTTCAATGCCCGCCTTAAGTTCCGAAGCCATTGTCTTGAAATACTGCTGGATCACGCCGGTCTTAATGGCATTATTCAATGAGGTGGCAAGCCCTTTTCCAAGGTTCACCCAGTTGACCGTGTCAAAGAAATGCTCCTCTGCTTCCAAACAAGCCTTAATGGAATTGCCAACAGCCTGCCCTAAGCCAGCCCAGTTATATTCACCAATAAATCCATTTAATGCGGTTCCAAGTATTCCGGCAATCTTGTTTAAACCATCCGAAAATTTCCCTACGTTTTTATTTACCCAGTCAATTCCCTTGTTAAGCCAGCCGGCAATCGCCTCGCCAATCTCGGTACCGTCTCCTGAGTTCCATGCATCCTTGAACAATTTCGTCAGTTTACCGGCAAATTTTTCTGCATCGGATGTCATGTCGTTATACGCTTTATTCCATACCTTTTCATAATCTCCCAAAGCGTCAGAAAGCTGGCTGGTCAGATCCATCGGTTTGCTGTTCTTATCATTATCTTTCTTGTCCTTATTGGAGTTTGTCGTAATCACATTTAACTCATCAAATCCCATGAGCTGCTTGGACAACTTCTTTACAGAATCAGAGGTATCATCAACAGAATCTTTTGCATCATCTGCCGAATCTTCCAAGCCATCAAATACATTGGAATATCCGCCACCTGAATCACCAATAACATCTTTCAGATCTATCCCAAGCATAGATGCCGTCCACTCAAACAATTTTCGGATTGCAATCACAAGACCATTCACATACGGCAATACTTTCGCAACTGAAGATAGGAACATATTTCCAATCGTTCTGGACAGAGATTTAAAGCTATTCTGCAATAAACGGAGCTGATTTGACGGTGAATTGATTGTTTTGGCCAGATTTCCCCAAGCAACTTTAGACTGATCAAGAATTGCCAGCATTCGAAGTTGCATCTTCTCATTTTGGGACATGCTAGATACCGATTTTTTAATTCCATTACTGTACGCATATTGCTGTAATGTTGCATTTGTTATGTCAATTCCGTATTTATACAATGCTTCGGACTGTCCCATCAGACCTGATGAAAAGTTTTTCATTACTGTATCCATGTCTACATTCTTAAAAGATGACATATCTCCTGCAAGCATGGACAATGCCTTTGAGGCAGCCGTAGACGCCTCTCCACTCATTCCCACAGAGTTGGTAACTTGTGCAACACTGGCAGCGTAGTTCATCATTTGTGACGAATCCAATCCAAGATTTTTACTATTAGTATCCGACAAGGTTCCATCTTTCTCCATATGAAATCCCGTCATTTTTCCCATTGTGTCAGTCAATCGTTTCTTAAATGATTCGCCGTATTCTTTGGCATTGTTATAACCATATTTTTTATAATCTTTCCCCCATTCGGACGCAATTTTTCCCATTGTAGTATCAAAATAATCATAGTCCTCAACATAGTCCATGGAAGATGTCACAGCATCTTTCACATAATCCGCCACACCACGCAAAGAACGGACCACCACATATAGCTTCGCAATTTTACCGATCAAGCCTGCTGCCGATAAAGACGATGCATTAAAGCCCGGCACCAGCCCCTTTAAATTTTTTCCAAAGTTGGCGATTGCACCACCGGCCCCCTTAACTTTCCCCCAAATCGCCTGAAAACCTTCTCCAATCAGTCCAAGCACTCCCCGGGAGTTCCCCGTCTTGGTCAAATTGGCTTTATATCTTTCCAGCTCATCAGATGCCTTTTGCAACTGGACATAGGTTTGGTCAAATCCTGCATCCCCAAAACCGATGCCATCATCTTTCATTTCCTTTAATTTTGCCTGCAGTTTATCAATCTTTTCACTCAAGGTGTCTGATTCTTTGATGTCTTCTGCCAGTCCATAAGAACTTTTATTCAACGCAGCCTTATACTCTTCTGCCTCCCGTTCCACCTTCTGCAGAGCAACATACGCCTCATCCCACTTATCGGTTCCCATATAACCGCCAGATTTTTCTGCATTGGACAGATTTTCTCTCGCTTCTGCAATTTTCTTGTCAAACCCATGTAAGCTATTCTCAGCTTCATGTGCCTTTGCAATCGCCTCATTAAGGGATTTTTGAGATTCCTCCGCTGAATACCGGGCTGCCTCCGGAATTGCCTGATATATCTTCTGTACGTTGGCCTGCACATCGGCAATACTGCTATTGGTTACTTCTGCCGTATTTACAGGGATAACCGGTGTTTCTGTTAAATTGCCTACAAAGTTCTTTCCTTGTCCGACCGCCTCATATTCTTTCGACAATGAATGAATAGACTTCTGCATGTCCTGAATTCCGGAAGAGTCAAATTTTAAGCCACCGTCCAATGCTTTCTTGGAGGTTGATACTGCTTTTTGCAGGGCATCTGCTGTCTTCTCCGCACTCTGCGCCGCCTTTTCCATCTTCTGCACATTTGCAAGCTGATCCAGCCCCTTTGCCATTCGAGTAAAATCAGAGGTTTTCACTCCACTCATTGCCTTTGCTGCATCGCTGAAATTATGCAGACTTTTTGCAAATGCATTCAATTCATTGGTCTGGATGCCTCCTAACGTACGGCGCAATTCCATCATTTTCTGAACCAGCTTGTCAAGCTGCTGATTTGCTCCTCTTGCGGATGCCTCAACCTTTATATTCAAACTATCTACCGCTGCCATCCAAACACCTCCTGAATGCAAAAATAAAAGAGAGTGACCTTATTCAGAATCACTCTCCTGTGCCGACTGCCCCCGCAATCGTTGTCTCTCTTCTCTTGCCTTTGCCCGCTGATTCCGTCCCTCCATAATCTGGAGATTCATCACCAGTGCCTCTCTCGCATTATCAATTTCTTCCTGCGTATAGCCATCGTGTTCCGCCCGCTCCCGGCTTTCCTCCGCAGTTCCAAAACTCAGCGGCTTCTCCGGATACTCTCCACCAAAGCAGGCATTTAAGGCACGCATAACATAAATACCATTACGCCATCTGTCATGCTCCTCCACCTCTAGTTTTTTCTGGTATGCCTCTCGGAACGGCTTAAGCTTCGTTGGATTCAAATGCCAGAACAATTCATATGGCACCCCATATAAAAGTGCATTTGGCAGAAACTCTGTCCTTATTCGGTCCCGGAAAGATTCTCTGTCTCTGCCTTCTTCTCTTCCTGCGCCGCTCTCTGAGCCTTGGTTGGCTTCTTGCGCTTGTGATCCGCCGGCTTCTTGGTTCCCTTGGTGGTTGCTGCATTCTTCAGATTGTCCAGAATGTCCTCCATTCCGGTTCGTTTGAAAAAACCGTCCTCCTCCATCTGAGAAGCAATCGCAGTACAAAGTGCATAATAAGACATCGCCCTCTCATCTTCAGGATGTTCCTTGCAAAACTGCTTGTACAAATGTCTGGCATCTGCCCGGCTCTGGATCATCCCATCACCATCCGGTCCATGATTCTCCAGCAATCCGGCATAAAACATATCCATTGCCATCCTTGGCAGATCTGAAAGACTCATCAGAAAATCTCTCACCTGCATCTCCTCGGAATGAGTACTGTCAATCTTCGCAGTCATTGTCCCGCCAAAAATATCCATTGCCGCATCAATACACTCATGACGTTCTGCCGCCTCAAATGTATATTCCAAAGTAATTACTTTTCCACCTACTGTAATCTCCATAGTCAATCTCTCCTTTGCAAAGAAAGGGCGGTTTCCCGCCCCCATATCATGTGTTCTTACGCTGCTACCGGCTCAATAGCTTCTCCAAATCCCATATATTCGTTAATAATATTGGAAATCTGAAGATCAAGCTTATTGCCCGGCTCCAGATCCGGCATCGGAATCTCGCCCGGCTCAAATTTCACAAAATAAGAACCAAATCCCGGGATGTAGATATCAGCCCAAGTTGCCTTCTTCTCCTCTTTTCCTGCTTCCGCTGCTGCCAAAAGAGCGTTCCATGCCGTAACAAAATCTGATGATCCATTGAAGTTAAGATTCCAGTCTCCACCGGTGTCACCGACACCTGCAATGTACTGTTTGATCTTATCCTCAAAACAGGTCACATCGATCTTATCTTTGGTGACATTGATACCGGCAATCTTGCTGCAACGCTTCACCCAGGTAAATGACTTTGGCTTGGTTCCGGCAGTCTCCTCAACAGCCCAGCCGAACTTTACACCAATTGTAGATAAATCCATCTGCTTTTCCTCCTTTTTGCAAAACAAAAAGAACCTCGAAAATCGAAGTTCTTTCATTAACTGTTTCTATCATAAAAATGCCAAAGCATTCTTATTGCATATTCTTTTACAATTCATCGCCATCACCGACAATCCTCCGGAATCTTGCAATGATCCGGAAATACTCCCGGTTATCCGGATATGGTCCGACAATCAGCTCATACCCCATACCGAGCATCACATCCCCGGCTGCATCCATGATCTTTCTCGCTTCTGTCTGTGAGCCATTCGGTGATGCCGCCGAATAGACATGTAATTCAATCGTGGATGTGATGTAGCACTGCGTATTCTGGAAGTCTCTGCCTGCCGTGGGTTCTCCAAGCGATTTGATATACAAACACGGAAACTGTGTCGGTGCATTGGATGAATCCGTAGAAGTCAGATACAACTTCGGATACGGTGCATCCGGATCTGTTTTCATCCTCTGCATCATACGCTTATTAACCTTGTTCCATACGCTATGCACCGGCAAACACCTCCCTCGCTATCTCCTCTATTCTTTCCCGCAGATCCATACCAGTCTGGTACAAAAAAGGACGGCTTGGCATTCCCTTTGTCCAATGCCATTCGCCATCCTTAAAATAATACCAACCCATATCGCCATGCTGATTCACATCATATTTCCACCCCACAATGGAAGTATCCGGATGTGGGGATTCCTGCCCTACGATGCCAGTACCAAACTCCACATATGCCGCCCACGGACAATCCGTGATCACAAGCCAGCTTGCACCATCCGGCACAGATCCACTGTACTCTGCACGAATACTTGATAACAGCTCACCGCTGTAGATTGCGTCAAAGTCCGCGATGTTCACTCTGGCAATCTCCACACCAATCTCCGCCACACGCTGGGCAAGAATACGGCATTTATGTGTAAGCTGTTCCTGATATGCCTGCATTTCTTTAATGGCAGCGTCAATAGACGATAGGCTGTCGTAGGTGAAATTTATTTGTGTTGACATAATCCTACCTACTTTAACAATATTATTTCTTTACAACTTATTCTTTTTCCTGCCTGTAATTTTTTCATATTGTTCATCACTGCCATCATATTTTTTCTTTTGCATTGCCATAGATAACTGTGCTGTTGCAAAATCATCGTCCAAAAAATAATATATATCATTCATGCATTCTGCAATTTGTATTTTCTCGCCTAAAAGAATTTCAAAATCATTTTTCATTAAATCAAATACTTTCTCATATACCTCAATTCTGTGAGCAGTATGGTCATGAAAACTTGCCATCATTATTGTTTCTGCAACACGATATTTGCTTATCTTTATAGGATTAAATTGATGAACAATATATTTTTTAAACTCAGGGGAAATACTTTTGTCAAACACTTCCTTAGATGCCACAAAATCACTTTGAGCCAAATGAAATGTCCAATTTCTTACATCTCTTAACTCTTTTAAATCTTCATCTACATCCCTAGGTATATCTGATAACTTGTATTTAGTTTTATTCATTAGTTTTCTAAACATAATATAAGAAAACCCTGTGCTTGCTTCATCCACAAAACCTTTTAGTAAGCCATGTGATACATTTTGTATTTTGTCTTTCCATTCTTCACAAATATCAAAATCAATATATTGCTTATTTTGTTTAATTATTTCTTCTAAATACAAGCCTAGCTGACCATTATATCGAATATATTTTTCCAACAGTGGATAGATATACTCAATCAAGCCGTATAAAGCATACAAATAATCATCTTTATTGTTGAAATTCATATTCTTATAATTCTTTTTCCCCATAACATCACACTCCTTTCATCGCCATTATACGACAAAAGGAGCAACACTGGAAGATTATTCTACAATCCCCCAATCCTCTGCAAGCATATCTGTCTGACTTGCAAGCCACGGAACAACATTGCCCTGTGCAGTCTTCATTGCAATATAAGCTCCGTAAGGCACGTCATTCCCATCGAATGCTTTTCTTGCAATATCAGTGCATGGTGGATATGATGCTGCTGGAACATAGTATAAAAACATCCCCTTGCCATTCCAACCCTCACGAGCAACCTTACACCCTTTCTTCAAAAGCTCCAAAGCGATACCAAATGTCATGCCCATGCAATCTCTGTATGCTTCCTCAAACTGCTTTTTCGGTGACCAACTCTCATATCCATCGGGATACATTACCAAATACCCCTCATCTGCCGGATTTTCATCTTTTGGAATATTCCAGCCACGGTATTTATTGTAATCTCCTCTGTTCATGGGTTTTGCTTTGATCATCTTTGTACCAATATACTGTTTCACCATAAATCTCTCCTTTACCAATCTTCTAAATCACTACCCGGATCCTGCCCCGGTTCTTCTGTAGTGTTTTCTGTCTCTTGTTCCATATCTTCCACAACACTCTGTGCAATCAGCTTCACAGCAATACGCAGACTTTGCATTCCATCCAACGGATGTGCCGCCACCTTATAATTTGCACTGGACGGATCCACAGAACCATCATCAAGATATGACGGCTCCTTTCCAATCCATAAAAGCGTTGTTTCCGTAATTGGCAGCCTCATATCTGTGCTACAGATAATGCGATCATAGTCCACCGATGTTCCAAATGGATTCTCCTGTGCATTGCTCTGTCCCGTACTAAGGCTTGCCCAGAATGCCACTGGCTTCTTGTATCCGGCTTTACACTCCAGCACGTCATCGCCTACCGGCATCTGCTTATCATACAGCGCATAATACATTTTACGCTTATTTCTCTTTAACTGCTTTCGCATAAACATCTCTCCCCATAATTGGTATCGCTCCCAGCCTCCACATAGATACCGCCCTGCTTGACATAAGGAGAGATTCTAAGGAATCGCCAAGCGTACCACTTGATTCTCTAATAGACCTGTGCAATCGGCACAATACCCGCAAAAATACCGTCTCTACTTTCCATGCTGACGGAAATTCCATTATCCGAATTGGACTTCTGGAACTCGCCACCAATCATGCCATAATCATACATGGCTAGATTCTTAATATTGGAAAAGTAGTTCTGCAGGTCATTGACCACGTATTCCTCCGTGTAACGTCCTGCATAATTGCGTTTCTGCTTTACCTCCCGCACAGCTCCCTTGATCTTTGACTGCAAGAGAAGAATATCCTGCTCAGATTCTACTTCCAATTCAATTTTCAATTCCGACAGAATCTCATTGATCAGCGTTTCTTCTGTCAGAACATCCTTCTCCTCATCAGCCATACCCTACTCCTTTTCCTCTGTGGCAGCCTTTGGCTTTCTGCCTGATTTCTTATCCTCTGCCACATTCTCAACAACCACATTTTCCTCTTTCAGCTGTTTCCATCCGCTGTTGAGAAATGCCTCTAACTGCACCTTACTTTCAACCTCATTGGTCATTCCATCTTTTTCTACTTTATACATATTTTCGGCCTCCTACTCTGCACTCTTGTGAACACCAATCGCACATGCCTTCTCTTTTAATACAAAAGCATCATATCTGACACGACCTTCTACAAGCCAACCGGAGATACCAGGTGCATCTGTATGGATCTTGTACTCCTGCAATTTAACTGGTGATGGCATAACGATCGCATTCGTGATGATAAAATCAACATTTTTAGGGAATCTATTCGTAGGAGCCTTAATAACAGGTACCCCATCAATATCACCTACAATGCCGGTAATTGCAATTTGTGTAGCCATATCACCTTTTTTGGTGAACGACTCATCCAGCTTGATCTTATTGTAGTATGCAGGTGTGCACAATACCACTCGTCCAAACTGTGGAGCTTCATTATCATCCAAAATGCCCTGCACTGCCAAAAACTCTTCATAAGCGTTTTCCTTAGTAGTCGCAAGCGTTTTTACATTTGCTACCGGTGCACCAGCAACCAATGTTGAAATACGATATGTATCTACTTCCGGAATGACAACCTCATCAATCTGACGGCGTAAAGCCTTTCCAGCTTCCATCACCATCATTGTGTCATCATAATTCTTGCGATCGATCGTAAAAGTAAAAGAACGATCCTGTTTAAGAGTCATTTCCTGAGTCTCGTTACCAAGTTCCTCCGGCGTACCATAACGATTGGTACCAGACACTGAATAATCATTCATTGCTGATGTTGGAATGGAATACACATTAACCGTGGACACTCCGATCCAGTCAAACTCACCGTTTACAATTCCATTAGTCAGGGAGCCTGTAGAAAATCTCTCATCTACATTCTGTGAATATTTGCTTGCATAATTTACTGCCATAATCATACCTCACTTTTCAAATCTTTGTTTACATGTTGAAACCTTTCAAAAAAGCATCTTCATCATCATCTGAGTTTCCAGCTGGTGGATTCGGCATAGACTTCATCCAATCAGCTTTCATTGTTTTTTCCTTTTCCTCAATAAAAGTCTGCTGAATGCTGAAAAGCTCATCAGTGTCGTTATCACACTGTGCTGCCGCAGCCTTTGCAGCCAGATCCGCAGGATATCCAAGTGCAAGGAAATTCTTCTCAAACTTTGTAATAGTATTTTCACGAAGCAGCTTCTGAAACTGTTCCTCCCTCTCGGCTTCTTTCTCTGCCTTTTCCTGCAAAGCAATCTCCTCGGCAGTCTGCTTCTCACGCAACTGCTTTTTGTAGCTTGCCGCTTCACTGGTTGCCTTGTCATTTGCCTTTTTCAGTTTTGCATTCTGCACCTTAAGCTGTGCCACCTGTTCTGCAAGGCTGACATCGTCATCGCCATCCAGATCTGCTTTGTTAGATCCTTCGCCAGACTTTCCACCTGTCGCAGATGTGTCTCCAGCATCACCGTCACCGCCTGCAGGAGGCTCTGCAAATAACTGTAAATTCATCGGGATAAACTCTTTCTTTCTCATATCACTACCTCATTTCTGCGTTTTCAGATCTTCTCTGATCATCATTGCGTTTTAAAATCTTCTCTGATTTCCGATTGTCCGCGAAATTTGTATTGCGCTTTCTCTAGCGCATAATAAAAAGACGCTTACCTCAGCTGTGAGATAAACGCCTTTCATTGATCATATTAAATTTTCGGATTTCTCCTTGTATCAAATATAACATATGGGAAATGTGAATTGTGTGAAAGTCTGTTTTTTCCATACATAGATTTGACATCTGCTCCATATAATGATAGTATATCTAAAAGATATCTTTGAGGAGTGGATACCTTGCCCCCATATTTGGGCGAGGCCATCTACTCCTCTTTTTTACTCCTTTTATAAATATTGAGAATATTTCCATCTTTAGATAAAATTATCTTATCTATAAATTTTGTATGACTTGAACGATACACATCTGTAATCTGTCCACGTATTTCTTCCACTGTCAATGGACATTTTGTAATATCAATAACAAAATTATTAGCCTGTCTTTTCTTCTTTGAAACCATATTATATATAACTGCTTTTCCCTGTCCTATAGGCTCCTTTATATCATACGGCTCATTATTTATAAAAATATCTGGCGTTGATACTTTTTGCGGATACAACACTCTTGGAATCATTTTTACATCTGCACCAAGTAAATCCGCCAAACTCTGTGCAATTCTCCTTTCACTTTCTGAATAATCTAAAACAACATTTTTCCCATCTACCGAATATGTATTGCCTTCTTTTTCATATTCCTCCTCATCGCTCACTGTTCCCACCAGTTTTTTACCAAGCTCCAAATATTCCTCTGTAACATCCACAAAAAGTGTCTGTTCACCTTTGCCTGGATCTTTATCATTTTTTACGTCATCTTTTAATATCCGCTTGTCATCCTGCAAATACTCCACCGAGCACCGGCAGTTCACAATCTCTTCCAAACCCGCTCCCAAAGAATCGTCCTTCGGATACATCATCATATATTTTCCAACCCGAAACGGGCGGCTGATATCAACAACCTGTCCATCTACATCCGCATGATCTGCCCGGACTCTCTCATCGCGGTAGGACTTCCACCTCTTCTTAGTACAGCCATTTTTCACAGCATTGCTGTATTCCTCTCCATTCAGAATGGCATTTGCTTCGTTCTCCGCCACACTGATGGCGCGTTCTATTGAAACTGCATAAGAATCCTGTGATACCTTAATCGCATCGCTGTCTGTCAAAGCTTCTCCCTGTTTCTTCCCATCATCCTGCTCACTCTTTAAAGTTGTTTTGACAATACTGTCACATACCTTCCGGATATACCGCTGCATTTTCTGATCCGGCTCTGTTACCTTTTTCACCGATGAAAGATATCTTTTCCGAAATGTCTCCGACAGGTACCGGGTATCTCGATTTCTTCTGGATAAAGCAAATAAAAAAAGCACATCCGCCAGCAGCAAATTTGCTAAACGGACACGCTTTTCTTTCTCTTCCTCACTGATCTGCATATTTTCGAAATAATCATGAATCGGTATTTTTTTCCGGATGGCTTTCCGCCGGTCATCCTTAGTTGTTTCGGTCGTTGAAAGTGTATTTAACTCATCAAAATTTGTTAATCCCATCGCTCATCCCTCCACTCTACGCATTGGCAAATGGAGTTGCCTGCGGCTGATCTGACATATCCGGCATATTCTTTCCATCCATAATCGTCTGTTTGTCATTTTCACCTTCCGGTGCTACGTCTGCCGGCTCAGCCCCTTTCAATTTGCTGTCCAAAATCTTATTGACCATTTCTTCACTATCCAGTACAAACTGCTGAGCATCGGTCGTAAAACCTGCCAGCTCCGTTGCCTTGAGCAGATCTGCTCCATTCTGTACCAATGTTGCCCAGGAATTGACTTTCGTTGCCAGATCATATGTCCTGTTCCGGTCAAATTTCGGCTCGATATCCGCCAGTTTCAGATTTCGCACCTCTTCCGGTACATCCGGATCATTGCTGAAAATCTCCAGCATAATGCGAATGCATTCTTTCTCTGACTTCTTAGTCAACTGAGATTTCTTTAATGCAGAGAGCTCCGCTGCCTGCCATCCATTCGACAAGCTCATTGCGGATCCGGTAGAACCGCCGCCCTGTTCCTGTCGTCCCGGCACATTTGTCTTTTCGTGAATACGATCAATAAAATTCTGTGTCAGAGTTTGGATTCCATCCTGTGACATCTCCTTGGACAGATACGCCATTTTCGGATCATGACCGTTGCCGGTAGATTTTGTTTCGATCAATGCTCCATTTCTTACGGTGGAATTGCCATTCTCATCCTTTGGCAGTTCTGCATTATGTACCCACAGCAATGACTGCACACACTGTACAATATCATTCACTCTGTCCGATGTTACGATATTCAGGGCATCAATTTCCGAAATCACACGCTCAAAGCATCCCATCCGGTCATAATCATTGATATACTCCACAATAGGGATCGCCGCCGGTATATTCTTTCTCCCGTTCCCATTTGACACAACCCACTTCTGTCGTTTACTCTCACCTTTAATTTTTGAAATGTTCTTTACCTCAAAATATGTATCCTCTGTATAACAGCCATAGGTGGAGTTTCCATTCTGGTCTGTAATATATGACACGCCCATAATCGGCCTGCGGTACACATCATTGGTGTACACAATAAAGGTATTCATCGGATTCAGTGTAAGAATATCCACAACAGAGCTTCCAAAACGATACTGATCCGGCTTTGCCTTGATCAGCCGGTACCCAACTCCACAGATTTCAATAAACCTTGCCAGCTCCTGATCTGCAGACGACTTATTTTCCTCTTCCATCATCTCATTCAGCATTGCAATGCCAACATTATCCGCATCTTTATTATTCTCCCGGATTCCTTTATTGGCTCGCTGCACATACCGGATTGGTGAGCCCCATTCATATCCCAATTTAAACTCCGTGATCTCCGCCGCCATATTGTCCTTGACCTTGATATTGATTTCCGGTCGAATCTCTTTGATTCGCTCATCAATCGGCTGGATACCACGCTCATAATCCAACAGAAATTTTATATCCGATCTATTCTGTTCGTGGATCACCAGTGTATCCCGAAGCACCTTCACCACGTTATCCTTCGTAATCTGCATCACATCTGTAAAGATCTGTTTTCTTCCAAACTGCACGACAATCCACCTCTTTCTGCATAGAAAAAGAGCCCCGGCAGTTTGTAGACCGCCTGGCTCTCTGATACTGTTTCATACTATTAAATTAGCATTATTTGAGTGTGAATTGTGTGAAATGTCCTAAATATAGTATTTATTATACTAACTTATTCTCCAAGTATTTCCACTAATGCTTTACAAATATTTTCTGCCACCTCTCTATCAAACTTTAATTTAGCCACATCCACTTCCTCTGTTACCACTTCACCATTTTCATCTATTATCGGCTCTACTTGAGTAAAATCAAACATAAATTCACTTTTATCTTCTCTATAACTCACCGAAAAACCATCTATATAATTTCTTATCATGTCATATCTCCTATCTATCTTCCTGCCACAATATATTTTGTACAATTTTCCTTGCTATATGAAAATACTCTGCTTTCCATGTTTGTTACTATATGTCCCTTTGAATGAAACTCATAAACTGCTTTCTGTTTTTGAGTTTCATTTTTTAATTTTCTCTGCATAGCTCCACACCCATTGCAAACATCAGCCTTAAAATACGGATCATAATTCATTATCCCACCACATTTCTCACATAATTTAACCATTAATAAATTACCTCCATTAGTCTAAAATAAGCATTAAAAGTTACTCCCTCAAAAGGTTCCTGCTTTACATTTCCATCCGATAATATAGCCTTTGCTTCTTTCATCGGATACGGTTCAAAATACACTACCCTTTTAATTCCTACTTGTGTAATTTTATTTGCACATAAATTACACGGATACGTCGATGTATACAACGTAGCTTCCTTTAATTCAGAAGATGAACCTGTCCTCGTAACATTTAATATCGCATTCTCTTCTGCATGCAATGCTCTGCAATAGTCTAATATCTTAAACCTTTTCTTAAACATTGTATACACACTATCCTGTTGTTTATTCAAAAGTTCTGTTTCAAGACCTTGTTTAAAATCTTTTTTAAGGCTATCCCTATAGCATGTTCCATATAAGCTTTTACATGTATCATTTAGTGCAGGCACCTCATTATATCCTGTACTAAATATGTTCCCATCTCTGCCTGCTATTGCAGCTCCAACTTTTCTTTTTAAGCATGAAGATCTCATACTAGCAGCATATGCTATTGCCATGTTCGTCTCATTTGTTCCAGGACAAAATTTCTTTTTCTCTTCTATTAATTCTATATAATTTTTAATTTTATTATTTAGCTCTTCATCATATTTGTTTCCAGGAACAATATTATTGTTGTTCAAGATAACTATATCTGCATTTCTAAATGAATCAGTCACTCTCTGACCGTAATCAAAATTTTCACTACTATCTCGCTTATCATCTTCATCAAACCCTCTTCTATCACTATTATATTTCTCTTTTGCTCTTTCCCATCTAAGATCCGCATCAGCAAAAACACCAAAAAGAAAAAATGTAGAAATCTTTCTTCTTAAAAATCTAATTTCTGCTGGATTTCTTATGCTATCTATAACATAATTTTTTCCAGCTTCTATCTTATCATAAACAAGTGTTGCTAAATAATCCGCCCCATATTCTCTTCTGATTGCATCGCCAAAATCTTGTAATTTCTGTCTGTTAGGCTCTGTATTTGGATTCTCCTTTTTAAATAAGCTTCTTAATTCATCTGATAATGATAAAACTTCATAATCATAAAACTCATGAATCTTCTTTGCAACTGTTGAACATCCACTAGCAAATGGTCCAACCAAACCTATCACGCACATACTATCACCCACACTCTGTATTTCTCTTTTTTCTTATCCTACCATTACGCCCTCCAAAAGTCAAATACCGATCAACCACCTTCGACACGGTACTTCGATCCAAATACAGCTTATCCGCCACCTCTTGCTGCGTCATGCCATCCCGGTACAGATACTCGAAGATCAAGCGATCCCTGCTGTCAAAAATGGTCGTCAAGAAGATATCAACCTCCAACTGCAGCTTCTCAAGTTCAATCCGTTCATTATGCAGTTTCACGATCAACTCATACTGCTTGTCCTTCCAGTATTTCCTGTCCTTAACTTCACAGCCGGATACTGTCACCGAAATCCTCTGATACGGAAACTGTTTATTGGAAGATTGCACCTTTCCCAAATATGCCTCCGGCGGATTATCTTTATAATGCTGCAGCTTCTCCTCGTCCTTGCGGATCACCTCGGACAAATAACGGTACTGTTTCAAAATATCCTTCGTCATGTGCATTCCTCCTAAAATATTCTCTGTGATACATTTGCTTTACAAACGGTAGCTCCATCTGCAAGCATTACTAACTGTGTAATTCCATCTGCTGCATCATCGTGATCATTGTTACCAATCTGAACAGTCATATTTAATTCATCCATCGCATCGTGATATTCTTTGTCCCTCTTATTGGCTGCAAGGAATTTGCATCGCCTCTTGACGTCCGGTGCATACTGGATGATCTTCGCCAGCTTGCTCATGGTATTTGGCGCCTTGCTGGATGATATGCTGCATTTATATCCTTCCTTCTGAAGCATTTCATCAATCTTGTCCGCATACTCATCACCACCGTTATTCGCCTCAAAATGCTCCATCTGCGGTTTATGATGCAATGTCTTTCCAACCACAAGCGGCTGTGTTACGGTCTTATCCCCCCGGTTAAAAATCCAATCCGGAATGTAAATATATCCGTCATCGTATTCGTACCCAAACGGCATAGACAGGCTGTCACCACCGCCCCATGCTACATCACAGGCAGCCAATACACGAATAAAACTGCTCTCCGGTGGAAGCACTCCATTGTACGTCTGCAGCTCATCCTCTGGAAAAATCAATCCTTCACGCACAAATGGGCGTTGCTGATATTTCGCCTCCCATTCGTTTTTATCCAAACGACTCTTCACATTCAAGAAATACTCCGTTGAAAATCCATTGCCATAGTCATAAACAAAATTGGACTCCCCATTCTCATTCAATGCCGGTATCTTTCGGAATCTATATCTTTGGTTATCTTTGTACTGTTTCTCTACTCGGCCTAATGGATCCAGAACATTCCATCTGGTGCCAACCATCAATTCTCTGGTTCCATCATTTTTACGATCCACCAGAAGATTCAAATAATCCTGATACCGTCCCTCTAATCGTGATGGTGATAAACTCTCCTGTCTGTCACGAACCATATCATCAACATAAAGGTATCCGTCCCACGAAATATCAACCGCACCTGTCCATGTACCATCTATACCTCGACAAGTTAATGTTGCAAATCTATCCGGATCATTCAAAGTAACTTCTTTCTTTTCCGCTGACTTCTTTTGTAAGAATGTCTGTGGGAATATATCCAGAAAATGATACTGTCTTTTTTCTTCCGGTACATCCAATTCCATAAGGTTAAGTGCTTCACCATAAAATCCATCTGCCAAGATACCACTGTGTCCTGACATCGCATTATGGCTATTAGGACGCTTTCCCATGACCCATGCCATGAAGAAAATGCATATTGTGGACTTGCCGACACGCGGAGGCATGGATAACCCATAAAAATCAAGTTTACCATCTTCTAATTTCTGCAAATCGTCAACAACCACTTTCAGAGTGCGTCTGCGTGGCATATAAAACCTTTTCTCCGGCTTTCTGTCCTTTTCCATGTAATACAAAAAATCCTCAAAGAAATACGGTGCCAACATTAACGTAGCTTTCCAATACAGATTCATAAAAGCAAGGCTGTTCTCTTTACGACTCTGCCTTGCTGCGATCCGCTGAACCTCTTTCGCCTGTTGCAATGCATACTCCAGATCATCCTCTTTCTCCTCGATTGCCATATCAAGCAATGCACTGGCAAATTTAATTTTGGTCAGATCTTTCCGATGCAAGCCACGGATGAGCTCTTTATTCCTTTCTGACATAAAAAAGACACCTCCACCAAAGCAGAGATGCCCTTGCAAATCTGCCTGTAATTTTTTCAGGTAAACACCGCAAGCCATTTATGCGGCGGAAATATCAATATATTCAACCCTGACATAGACCATCAGTTTGACTGACAGCATATCATTGACCAAATAAACGCAAAGTGCGGGACTCGAACCCACAAGCCAAATAAATGACCGACAGATTAGCAATCTGCTCCAATACCATTATGGAAACTCTGTATATATTTCTTGTAAATAAAAAATACCAACCACCTATTCGTTGTTGAATATTGATGGTTGGTATTAGTACCGGATTCTCTATTTATTTTCCATATAATGAATAAATTCGTCCCAAGATATGTCCTTTCCATTATCTTTAGATGTCTTTCCCTTACACCACGTCAGCTTAGATTTTGATAATATTAAATCTCCTTTAAAATTACCTTTTTGATCACGAACTTCAAATTCTATTCCTGAATTTTTCAATTCCATTTCTACTTTGAATTTTTTTATTGATATTTTCATAATTTTTTACCTCCGCAATATGATAGGAAAATCATACCCCTACAACCATCAATATTCAATTATCAAAGAACCATTTTCGTTCGACAAATTTCGACATCACCCTTTATGCGCCCGAATGATCTGCGAAATCCTCGACTGTGAACATCCCATCTCATCCGCGATCTTTGCCTGTGACCACTTAGCTTTATAAAGAGCCATCACCTTACCCTCATCAATCGGCTTTTTCTCTTTCTCCAACTTATCAGGTATTACGAGCTCACCGGTGCCCTTTTCAATGACTTCATTAACTTCATCCACAAAATCATCAATAATAATGTGATCTTTTGCGTTCTCGCTCTTCGCCTGCTCCTCAAATACTCTCTGATTTTCTACTGCCTTCTTTCGATCCAGTTCCATTACCGTCATCAGACAATAATTCGCCAGATCAAGACAGGTATCCCGGATGCTTTCATCCATCACTTTCTGCTTTGCTCCACCAGCAAGATTCTCCAGCCGGTTCCATTTATCTTCCATCCGGACCAGCGCAGCAACGATCCCGTACTTTTTAAAGGATCTGCCGAAGCTGTCACCGTAATCATGATTCTTTCGGACATACACATCGTGTACAAAATCAACCAGCTTTTTGTGTTCTTCGATCTGATTCATGTTTTTTCCCGCCTTTCTCTTCCTTGAATTTTCTGATTGCTGCCACTTCTGGAACAAGGTTATGTGGTATCTGAATTACGGTAATCAGTTTCTCATTGTGAAATATGTACGCTTTATCTCCATACAATCGGATCTGGTTTGCTGACCGATTATAGAAATATTGAGCATCCACCCATTTCCGCAGATTACCGGACGTCTCCCCGTGTCGTACACCCAGCCGGTAAACCTTTTCAGCCATACGATGAGCTGATCTCTTCCCTACGCCGCATCTCTGCTTCATACGATACCGTGCGTGCTTTGTTACTACCGTAGATACCACCTCTTTCCTGTTCCTTATCAATAATCCCCGCTGTGCTTTCGACACACATTCACAGCTGCTTGCTACGGGGAGGGAGACCATATATGTATATGGCACGCTGTCTACTGCAAGAATTGCAATGACAGCAAACCGGAATATCAGGAATCGGACCTGTATCTTCTGATCATCAAACGTTCTACCATTGAACTATATTCCGGTGATCAAACTTCGACCAGGCAGTCTGTTACTTTTTGTTTGTAATGGTGATTGGTACGATAGATTCCGGTATGTAATTGACCTCATATCTGTACTTATTCACCTTGGCGCCGCCGATGTCCTCGACCACGTACATTGTCTCTCTGTTCAGCCCAATGATATGTTTTCGATAAGAGCCATCTTTCATTTCACACACCACATTGATCTTATTCTTGCTTTCCACATCCAGCGAAAATGCACCGATCAATTCGAACTCCACCTTATCAGTTCTGGAATTGATTACCGCCAGCCGGCGAAGCACATTGAAATTATCTGCCTCCTGAGAAACATTCTCAGACACTCTATCTGCTTCCGTACATCCTGCTAATGTGAACACCATTGCTACCACAAGCAGTACCGACATCATTCTCTTTTTCATCATCATTTCCTCTCTTTCTGTTAATTAAAAATTATATACACCATCGTCAGAACAAATCCCAAGATCAACATTTTCATTCCAACACTGACCGCAGCATCCTTTTCTTTACAGTCGAGGCATATCATCCACAATGCCATCAGACCATTAAATATTACCGTAAATAACTTTAAGACTATCATCTCATACCGCCTTTTTTATTTTTAAATTTTTTCAAGAACCCGCATCAGATATCTGTCTCCGGATATATACGGGATAATCCGCAAAGGCAATTCTGCCACTTTTCGTAATTCCTTAGCGGTAACCACGATCTGCCCATCTTTGACAGAATCTGGATTCAGCAACACTACTTTCGTAAAGTCTCCATGGTCCAGGTACTCGGCATATCTCTCGGCACTACGCAGCTTCTCCCTCAAGATTTCATTCTCTGACTCCAGAAATTTTATATGCCGCTTCTTCCTTCCAAACATATTCTCCCTCCATTCGTATCAGGTCTTTTTTGTTTTTTCGTTACTCGTGGGGCTGAGTAGGCGTCGGGAACCTCTCCCTATAACCCCCACCCCCCTGTTTTCTTTGCTACATTCCAGCTCGTTCTACTAAATCATTCAAAATGGTCATTGCGACGTCTCTGTTAGCTCTCTGTGATAAACTCTTGTTTATTCAACAGAGTGAAAACGCCAACAATCCCTTATTTTATGCGCCTTTACGGTGTTTTTATCACATTTCATTTTTCATTTAGAACGTCTTATATACAATTTTTGATATGATTAACCGCCATTTTCAAGTTCTTCCATATCGATTGGGATGTCCTGCTCCAGCATCCGCTGCACCTGCTCAGGTGTCTGGTCTGCCTCCACCTGTCTCCGCGGCTCAATAACAACCTCCTGCTGGTCTTTTAAGCCATCCCAGTTCTTTTGCCAGAAGATACCTGTAACTGGATTGATCTTTCCATCGGACATCAACTGCTCCCGGATCTGGGACATAATCTGCCGGCTTTTTTTAATGACGCCAGTGCGCGCCGAGCTGGGCTCCCTACGCTGAATATTACTAACCTCGCCTTTCGTCAAGCCCCATGCATTATACAGTCCAAGATTTCCAGGCTTAATGTTGTTGTCAATGCAATACTGGAGATATTTCAGCGTTCTATCCCTCAGTTGTTCCGGATCCTTGGTATCTATCTCATCCCACAGAGCAATTTCCAGAGCATGAGCTGTTATCTTGCTAATTTCCTCTTTCGTAGCAGTAATGCCATTGTCTCCAATCACAGGGGACTTCTTCCATGCTTGATTCTTTGCCACCATTTTATTCCCAGAACCTTTACCGCCCATAAACATTCACCACCTTTAAATTCTCCATAAAATAAAAAAAGAGCTATAAACAATAGACCTCTACGAATAAGATCTATTCTTCATAACTCACCGAGTTTCCTCAAAACCAAGCTCATCACTTGCCCGAATCAGCTATACTGTTCGGAGTAACTTTACAATAACAGATTTCCAAACAGAATGCAAGCATAAACAAAAAATATACCATCCCTAAATTTCTCTGTGCTGGCAATTACAGTTCTTCTTGTTTCGATTTCCGTTTTCCCCTATACTATTCTATTCTTCTCTCCCCTATTCTTATCTTAACCTCTACTATACTAAACTAATCTATACTACTTATGCAACCAAAAATCAACCATATGGGGACAATGTGGCAACCAGTTGGTAACCAAGATAATTTTTCCCAAAGAATAATATATATTTTTAATGAAATATCAAAGATGTACATCCGAAATAAATATCAGCTGTCGCGAACTAAATCAAAATTAACTTTTAATATGAATCAAGGCTCTAATCTACTACACAATCACTACACAATTTATCTATGATTATATATAAATTTGCATAGGTATATATTTTACATTAAATTCGCCCAATCGCTGATAATATATAGCTTTATGAGTTTTCATAGGAATATGAACAGAAACATGAAATTGGCAGTAATATCACAATTCCTAGTTTCATTTTCTATCTTTCCTTTCTTGTAAACCTTGATTTTACGGGCTTTGCGGGTTTTGGCATCTCGTTTATGTACCAATTTATGTACCAATTTTTCGAGACAGCAATTTTTCTTCCCTCAAAAATTTTGGTTAACGTACCAATCATGTACCAATTTTTGAGAGCAAAAAAAATTATACCACTTTCAAAGCATCCGCAATCTGGTCGATTTCTTTTTGTTTTTGTTCTTCTGTTGTATGTACATAAAGGTTCATGGTGATCCCAATATTGGAATGACCTAAGATTGTCTGTAATGTTTTAGGTTTCATTCCAGCTTCAATACATCTGGTTGCAAACGTATGTCGCAGCACATGCATGGAAAACTTGGGAATCTTCGCTTTATCACATAGCTTGAACAGCATCGTATCATATGTGCTGTTCTTAACCGGTGTTCCTTTTCTGCAAAGAAATACAAACTCTGACCACTCCATCACCGTAACCTTGAGCGCATTATTTTTCATCTTTTGCTGTCTCAAGATTTCAACGGCTTCCTCTGTCAATGGTATCGTTCGATATCCCGCCTTGCTTTTCGGTTCACCAATCCTCCATTCCTTTGTAGAATGGCGATACTCCATAGAGCGCCTTATCGTCATGGTACGGCGATCCATATCAATGTCTGACCATTTCAACCCTACCAGCTCTCCGGTACGAAGACCGGTCTGTAACAGGAAACGGTACTGATACTCGTACGCATTTCCCTTGATCACATTGCAAAACTCACGCTGATACTGTAATGTCAATGCCTCTTTCTTTTCAGAAGGCTTACCTATGTCAGAACGAACCATCTTGTTACATGGATTCTTCATGATCACATCATTCTGATAGGCATAATCCAACATATTATACAATGTAATCCGCGCCTGATAGATTGTTGAAGTGCGATAGCCTTCATCCGCCATACGATTCATAACTGTCTGGCATTGAATGGTATTCACACTCCCCAGTATCTTTTTCCCTATAACCGGTTTAATATTGCGGTGATATCGTTCCGTATAGTTTCGAACTGTATTTGGTCGAACAGTTCTCTTCTTCATCGAAATCCAATACTCAAACCACGAATCAACCGTCATTTCCTCTGGGAAATCCATATTGCTGTGTTCATCGCGATATGCGGAGTCAGCCAGCCACTGTCTGCACTCTTGAAGCTTTAGGAATAATTTTTGAACACGTCTCCCATATTTATTCGTATATCTTCCAACATAGTAGCCATCTTCTCTTTGGCTTATTCCCAGACCAAGCTCTTTTCCTTTTAGGTTTTTACCCATATTGCAGCTCCTTTCACACAAAAAGAGCCTCAATACTCAAATTTAATCATATCATAAAGAGGCTCAAATGTAAAATCCTATATTTCGATCTGCTCGGACAAATATTCTTCAAATTCCCTGCGTTTTATCAGCTTTTTCTTTCCAACATATAAAACAAATGGACAATTTGGAACTTTTAGCATTTCTTCAAGCTTGTTGATTCCGATATGGCTGTACAATGCAGCTTCTTGTTTCGTCAACATCGCTTTTTCCCATATTGGAATGTTCATATTATCTGATTCCAATCTCATCACTCTCCCAAACCCAACTGACGCTTTAATAGGTCGTTGATTTTTTGCATGATACCTGATTGCTCTGGAATATGCCCTGCTTTCATTAAAATCTGCCGGTCATCTATTGTTACAAGCTGCTCTGCCATGAAAACCGTTGTTTTTCCAAGCCTTCCAAAGACATCCTTCTGAAATACTGTCACATGTACCGGAAATGCCTTCTTTTCCTGCTTGCTGGTTCCCGGCATTACTGTATATACCGGACCATTTCCTTTATCTGTACTGACAACCAGACATGGTCTTTTTCCAGATTGCCTATGACTGCCGGGAAATTCTCCCAAATCCACCCAAATAATATCTCCACGATATATATTCTTTATATTATTCTGTTTCAT